TTGCTGATAGTGCAGAGTTTATGCTTCACACTGCTCACTACGGCAGTGTCGGCACTGTCCCAAACGTCAAGTCACAAACAGACTTCGCAACGAGACAGTTAAATAAGCTACTGGATACTGCCTATACAGGCTTCCTTACTCCTCGTGAGATGGAAGAACTCAAGAAAGGTAGAGAATTCTGGTTTGATGCTGATGAGGCACGTAAGCGTATCCAACGTAGGTATAGGCATCTGAGAAATCAATCTAAACCTAAGAAAATAGTAGTGGATACGGAAGTAAGCGAAGAATAGCAACAAAAAGCCCCTCAGAGGAGACTCTGTAGGGGCTTAATTATTTGTAGATTCTAATTGTGCTCTGCAAGCTTTTAAGGCTTGTCTAAGGACTTCTGCTCGGGTAGCTTCCCCGATAAGAAACTCTGCATCCTCTCTATAAAGTTTGTCTCCAGTGCTTCCTGCTCCTGTGCAGACAAGGGCAGCACTAGGGGCTTGAGGGGTGGCAATGGATGGTCTTTCTGGACGCTGGCGCAGGCTGTCAACGATAGAAGCATGACGCTTATTAAGATTCTTAATAGCATTCTCTTTGTCCTTTTGTAAAGACACAATCTTATCTTGATTGTCCTTCTGTAGTTGTAATACCAAAGCTTTTTGAGCTTCTCTATACTCGGAAAACTTCTTAGCTTCCTTGTCTCTACCTACTCCGTAGAAATACCATCCAGAGAGGGCTACGGAGGCTATGTATATAACCAAGGCAATAATGATTCTATTCATGCTTACCTATACAGAGGTTATATTCCCTCTGTCTCCGTAGTGTCAGTCCCTTCAGAGGCTTGCCTTTGAAGTGATCCCACTTGAGGATCTCTTTGCAAGCTGCTTCATAATCATAAGCTAGGAGCTTCTTAACCAGAGTAGAATTACAAAAAGCAGTGGGGCCAATATTGTACGTGAGAGACACATAAGCATCAAACTCGTACTGATACATAGGTACTGGAGCACAAGTCTTAACTGCCTGAGTAAATTTACTAGCATCATCGAGTAGTTTTACTAGCGCCCTTTCCGGGGTTATTTTATCTCCCTGCTTAACTCCAGAGGTAGTCCCGAAACCTATAGTAGGTACATCGCCTTTAACTGGAGTATAAGCAGTGCCTACAAAGCCTTCTTCTACGGCTATACCTACCAGAGTAGCTGCTGTAAGAACTAAAGATGCCGGGGCTATCCTGTTCATCATTATTTACCCATTACATCCTTGTAGATGACATATAGTTTATGACCGATCATCAAGACTGTGTAGAACAACGTAGTCCAGAGGATAATATCAGAAACCTGATAACCAGCTACTGTTGCAAGAGAGACAGTCACAGGCGCTGCTGCTTTAGTGACCATCCCAGAGGCAGTCTCTGTAGTTGATTGCGATAAAGACATCTTATCATTCCTCCGGAGTTGTCATTAAACCAGATAGCATACCTCTCCACGCCATGTTAGGAGGGACTTCTGGAAGCCTGCCTGTAGCTACGTCTGAAATAAGTCTATTAATAGATCGTTGCCGTAAAGCACTTTGTAGTTTATCTGCTGCAAAACCAGCCCCACTAACAGTTGCAGCCAGAGCAGGATTTGTACCTGCTGCAAAGGCTGTTCCTGCTGTTACGAGTTGACTCCGCTCAGGATTAAACCTAGCAAGTAAAGACAGTAAAGGATCTGCCATAGGGCCAGATGCCACACTCTTAATTGCATTCTTTTCACGCTCTGTAAAGAAACGCATTTTATCTTTACTTCCAGCCAGATTAATTAATTGCCTGCGGATTAACTCTCCTTCAGATGCTTTCGGATCTAAGGCCTTAGCTTCGGCAACATTAAGAGCATCTTCTAAGACAGTAGCACGAGAAAGATTACGCCAATCCTTACGAGCATCTTGTACAGATTTAACTGCGTCACCTAAAGAACCCTTACCAGCTAGGACATCTTTTCCTGATAAATTAGAAATATAAGTATCTAATTCAGCGACTGCTTGACCGGCATATTTTCTAGTAGCTGGTGTTTTACTGGTTTTAAGATCATTCAAAGCAGAGCGCATCTGTTCTAGTTTAGGAAAAGATACCCGCTGTGTGCCTATCATATCTCTAACTTGTTCCAACACTTGAGCAACCGGCTTATGGTCATCAAGTTTAGGATTAAAGTTATCTTTTACCAGTTTAGCTTCAATATTATTAAAACTATCTAAAACACTTTTAGGTTTTATAAAAACACCTTGTTGTTCCATATTAGCATAGGAACGCTGTGCTCTCTTCTTAATCTCATCAAGAGTGACTAAAGGCTCACGTTTGGCTGTGGCGGCTCCTGCAGTTTTACCAGCAGCAGCTCCTGCCACGGTTCCAGCAGCAAGACCTGCGATAACAGAAGCAATAGGATTTTCTGTCGCCTCTTGAACGGCCTCTGAAGCAAGCTGAGCAGCTGTACCACCAGCAGCAGCAGCGGCAGTCTGAGGAAGTAAATTTTGAGTTAAAGGAGCTAAGGCAGGTGTTCCTTTTGCAAGTGCTACCTGTGGAGGAAGGCCAGCCATAGCTGCCGTGCCTGTTTGAACAGCCCTCTCTAAACTACCTTCAGGCTCAGGTAATCCCGCCGCTGTCATCAAAGTTTGAATGCCTTGACTAGGTAAAGCCATGACCTGTCTTCCTGCTGCTTGATTGATAGCAGCGGCTACAGGATCAGCCATCATAGCAGGAATAGCAGTTAATCCTGTAATACCTGCACGAGCCGTAAGACCCACTTGACGAGCTATGTCTTGACCTACGGTACGTGGTTGAGGCTGTGCTGCTTGAGCATAGTTCTGTTGCACATATGCAAGAATTTGCTCTTGAGTTGCTCCTTCAGGCGCAGTAACTTCGTACTCTTTTCCATCAGGGGCAGTCACAACATAAGTAGCCATGTTATTTCCTTATTATCGTGGGCGAATCGACCATTGACCTGTTCCTGCCGCTGGAGCCTGCATCGGAGCAGCTTTAGGAGGTTCTTTAGACTTCATGAATTCTTCAAAAGAGATAGGCTGTTCACCTCTGGTTGTCCGAATCCAGTTAGAATAATGATGTTCAATCTTATTCAAATTTTTACTCAGTTCTTTACGATCCTGACCAAGCTCCAAAGACCCTACAGTTGCTTGCAGGGCATTTAATTCCTGAACAGCAACCTGACCTAAAGCACCACCTGTGGGACTGGCATCACGCATCTGCTGAAGACGATCAAAACCAAGGTTAGCTTTGATTGTCAAAAGCCGTTGATTCAGATTGAAAGCATCTGTTCCGGGAACAAAAGATTGAGCTTTACCCACTAAACCCGTAGTCATTCCACCAACTAAACTAGCAGCATCAGCGACATCGCCAATAACTTTAGTTGCGTGAGTCAAAGCTGCTTGTTGTCCTGCAGCTTTCTTTTCTGCTTTATCTTCTTGTTTAGCTTTTATATCATCTAAACGAGCCTGAGCAAGCTCACGTTGAACCCCTGTCAGAGCTGAACGAGCACCTGCACTGGCAGCATCGATTTGTCGTTTAAATTCTCGGTCACGCTCATTCTCACGTTCTCTAGCTTCTAATTTCTCACGCTCTAGTTCTGCCTTAGCTTGACGATCTGCTTCAGCTTTCTGCCTACGCTCCAGAGAAGCAAATATTTTATCTGCATCACCAAACCTACGAACGACTGTTTCAATATCCTTATCAGAGGCATCAGGAGGAAGCTGAGACAAAGCTTGACGAAGATTTTCTTCCCGTTGTACGCCTAATAAAGTTTTAGCTTCGGTTGCTCGTGCTTGACCTGTTTGAGCTTTCTGTGTCTCAATTCTTTCCGCTTGAAAAGCCATAGCCTGAGCCTGCTGAGCAGCCTGCATAGCCAACTGAGGATCGATCTGCCTCAGAGCACCAGCAAACTCCATCATTCCTTCAGGAGTATTCGTATTGAACTGAGAAGCCAGCTGACGAATCTGAGAAGCCTTACGCATGGCAGGATCTTGGACATCAGCACCTAACAGACTGGCAGCACCACGACCTAAACGATTAACATTCCGGTAAATGTTGTATTGCATCTGCTGCTGTGGTGACATCTGAGCAAACTGCAGAGCACGAGCCTCTGCCATCTGCTCAGGTTCCATCTGAGTGCCAAATAAACTAGGTAATTGTGTTGCCATTTATGTTATCCTTAGAAATAATCACCGCGTCCGGGGCCAGTGTAACCAATTGTTGAAAAATCAGGTTGCGCTGTCTTTGTTAAGGCTCCGATCAAAGCAGCTACAGGATCAGACAAACCACCGATAACGGCTTGGTTGCGCCTAGCATCGATATTAGCGGCATCGATAGCGGCTTGCTGCTGAGTCAGAGCAGCGGCACGAGCAGCAGCCTGAGTAGGGCCAGCTAAGCCAAGACTAATATCAATAGGTTGCATACCCATTGTCTCTGCGGTACGAGCAGCACCGAAGTAGCCAGTGTACGGCGACAGAGCTTGTGTCTGCAGACCGTAGCCAGCACCCTGCAGGTTCAGAGCACCACCTAAGAGTCCCTGACCAAAGCGAACCTGCTCCATGCCTGCCTGCTGAGCCTGAGCAGCCAGCTGAGCATCCTGAGCAGCTTGAGCATTGTACAAGGCTGCAAGACGAGGATTAGAAGCTGCTAAGCCGGGAGCACCTGCTTGATAGCCTGCCTGAGTAGCGCCTACACCTAAGCCCATCGTTCCCCGCTGATATTCACGGTTCATGGCCTGTGCAAGTTGCTGCTCACGACCCGGAGCAAGTAACTGCTGCTGCTGAGCCATGAACTGCTGTGCTGCAGCTTGAGGAGTCTGAGCAAGGTAGCCCTGACCTAAGTTAAACAAGCCTTGAGCAGCCTGAGCTACTTGAGGAGCCATCGCCTGAGCTTGCTGAGCCTGAGAAAGCTGTCCACCGGCAAGCCCTAACAGAGCCTCCCGCTGAGCAGCAACATCAGGAGCTACTTGGTATCCAGCACCTACGAGCTGACCCGTTGCAGGGTCATACTGAAACCCACTACGACCAAAGCGGGTAGTGATACCTACGGGACGGAACTGTGACTGCTGAGCCGCTTGAGTGGCAGCATTCTGAACTGCACTGGCTTGCTTATTAGCAGAGTATATACTGGCTCCTGCTCCGAGTAAGCCAGTTAGAAGATTAGTCCAATCAGCCATTAGTAAGTCCCTCCGTCCACTGTGGCATTAAATGTTCCAGATACAGTCAGGTTAACCGCCGTAGCCGTGCCTGTCAGAGCAGGGGAGGCTTTATCAGCTTTGGAGTTTACAGCAGATTGAATTGCATTAAACTCAGTGTCAATTTCAGTACCTTTCACGAGCTTTGAAGGGTTTCCTGACGCTAAAGAGTCTTTAACGGCAAAGTCCGTGGCTTTAGTATAATTACTCATGTTTACCTCGTTCGTCCTGCTTTAACATAGCAATCCAATTTCTGTAAGGATAGTTCAAAACTATCTATCTCAGCTTCCAGTCCTATCTGTAGCACATTCCCTGCACCGCTACCTTGAATCTTTTGATTATCAAAGACAACACCAGCAGTGTACTGTCCGATGTTATACTCTGCTACCCCGTATTCTGCGATAGTCACAGCACCTAAACTGACAGATTGAGACAAGAAACTAGGACTGTAATCGAATCCGTATTTGACAACCATATCAGCACCTTGTCCACCGATCAGAGTCATGTTGATCTTCTTGAGGATCTTCAATGCTGTCGGAGAACCAAAGTCAAAGTAGTTGGTATAATATTGTAACCGATAAGTGGCAGTGTTGTCAAGATTATTTTGATATTTTCCGATATAATTTTCTTTACCGAGTAATAAATCTTTACTGCGGGTATAGAAGAAGGCTGTCGGGGTAATGTTATTCCACGTTGTAGCTCTTGCCGCACCATTTTGGAGCTGAGAGCGCATATCAAAACAGTAGACTGTATTGACTGTCGGTAAAGACAACAAGTAGAAGGCATCTTTATCGGAGTATACTGCCTTGATCTTGGAGGATGTTTCAGCTAAGACATCCTCGATCAGGTCGTCCTTGACATTGATACTAAGTTCCCTCATCGGAGCAGATTTCTCTTGAATGGTTCTCATCAGAGATCTAACACCTGTATCTGAGAGGAAGACAATATCTCCACCTGTGGTAACTACAGAGTCCCTAGCTACACAACCCGTACCGTTAATCGTGTCTGCCAATCTTAACTCGTTCGGATCTGTAGCTCCTGAATAAACCAGAATCTGCCTACGACCAAAGACCATCAAGAATCCATTATGAGCAGCTAAGGCCATAATCTCATCAGAGCCTGCAGGCCAGATCTCGGAGATGTCCAAAGTACCTGCAGTGCCTGTGCTCAGAATGTGTCCTGACAGAAGATCAGAGAACTGGATGATACTCTTTTGAGAGTTATTGTTTGCAGTCCATGTCCTACCATAGGCGCTGATTGCACAATTATTATGCGATACCGTTCCAACATAACCTGACTTCTCAGAGATCCTACGGTACTGTGTCGTGCTGACCGCAGGGTCGAACACTAAAGGGTCATGTCCAGCCTGATACAGATACAGGCATCCGTTTAAGGGAGCCATCTGCCAATGATTAGCTGTAATCGTAGGAGCTGTACCACCTCCTCCATAGGTTAACTCTGTAAGGGTGGAGCCAACTAATTTAAATAATTTATTAGCTCCAGTAGCTATGATGTAGGAAGTTCCATCTAAAGCAATTAATTCACCAATACCTTCTACATCCCCTGATAAAGCTACTAGACTAGAATGTGCAGGACTCCATCCCTTACGAGCACCGATACGTCCAAATTTATCAATAATACAATTGGTAGCAACCGTAGCGAACCCATTGTCAAGACCCACTGAAGAGTCTTGACGGTTAAGACCCATAAAGCCCGGAGCTTGAATTGTAGTCGTTAGAAGCTGTTCTGCCATTTCTTACTCCGTTTAAATCCCATTAGGTAGGTTCCCACACCATCTCTTCATCGTAGTGGTTTCTCTCAATTGCAACAGCATCTGCCAGAGCTAAACGATACATCTGATAAGCCTCAGAAGATAGTAAACCAGAATCCTCACCACGCTCTGCAATAGCCTTGGAGTAGGCAAGCATAGATACCAAATGGTCAGGAACTAAAATACGATCTGTATCCAGATTCAGGTCAGCCTGAGGAATAATCAAGTTAAACCGTAGCGTATAAGCTGCATCGGGAATAGGATAGATGTCTACCTGAGTGTCTCCGTTGGTATCTACACCGTTGAAGTTGTAGTACAGAGGCTTTCCCGGCTGCTGTGTATCCAACATGAACATACGGTTCATCCATGTTGAAGGGGCATACCTCATAGCAAAATCATCAGAGTCATTAAGAACATCCATGACTCTGAAGCGTGTACGAGAACCTACGAGAACATAGTTAAAGATGCTAGCAGTGGTCACTGCAGTCAATGTCTGAGTCAGAGCATTCCAGTCTGCAGCGTCCTCTACTTCTCTCTTAGCATCATTGACCAAGACACCGATCATGGAAGAATAATCAGTGTCGGTCACAGAGGAAACAACAGGCTCACGCAAGCGTCTGAGCACATTGTTCACAACGTCTAAATACGTAGCCATGTTTGTTTATCCTTATTTCATCTTTTTCTTTTTGTCTTTGTTCTTCTTGGAACGCTCACCACGTTCAGGCTTGCTACGGCCTGCCTCTGACAGGGCAATAGCGATAGCTTGTTTCTGAGGCTTACCTTCTCTGACCATCATGGAGATATTCTCGCTGACAGTCTTATCTGAATTACCTTTTTTCAATGGCATCTTAAACTCCCCACGGTAGAAGTAAATTAACAACAGGCGGGTTGACATCGAGGGCTTTGATTTTCCAGAGAATATCGTTCATCGCTGCTCCTTAGTTGGGCCACACCAAAGGCGGCAAGTCAGGCTCGATGTCTGGATACCCTGAAGGCATGGGGCGTGTGCCAGCCTCGACTTCAGCGAGGATTTCATACGCCTTAGTCCATGTTGCGTCACGAGCCTCCACGCAGTACGTGCCTTCGTTCCTGAACTTGTCCACCGTGCTAGTAGCGTAGGTGCAGGCGCTCAGGATTCCGTCATAGCCCCGTGTCTGGGCAAACGTGTCAAGGCGGTTTTGTGTGCCAGCAATGCACTCTGCCTCAATCTGAGCAGGTGTTGGCGGGTCAACCGGCAGCGGTGTGTTGCCTTCAGCCAGCCACGCAAGGTATTGTTGGTAGTCGCTGTTGGCGGGGTCTGCTGGAATGAACGCTCCATCAGACAGGCGTTTGATGGATGTGGTGTTTGTGAGTTGATACATCATGATTTAAAGCTCCGCAGATGCGTTAACTGTTCCATAAGCATAAACTTGTCCAGCAACAGTTGCTGTAACAGTTGCGTTTGCATAGTCGTCACGTAATACGTTAGCGACAATAGCGGACGCATTTCCGTATGACATACCTGAAAACGTAACAGATGGGGTGACACGCATGGGAACCGGGAAAGGAATTCCGTTTAGGTTCCATCCGGCACTTGAACTACCTGCATATCCAGCCGAGAAAAACTCAGTTGCTGTGAAATACCGCTGACACATAATCAACTCACGCCCGTAGTCCCTGCGCTCAAACGGGGTGGCAACTGAGCCTGCTTCAAGCTGGACTCCGGTGATGTAGAAAGTTGCGCCGTTGGTTTCCGCAAGTTTTACTCCACCAGTTGCGCCTCGATAATCTGCCGCCGCCCATGCACCAGCAGTACCCAGAAGATCCGACCCCATGCCAAGATCAAAATAAACACGCAAACCAAGACCATTATTTGTAATCCACGTACCAGTTGTATCTCCGGAAATCGTAATGGTTTTCCTTTCAAAAGTATTTGCGGAACTAATTGTGTATGTAAACGGGTACGCTCTGTTGCCTGCGTCATTTCCCAAAGCGCCCCCAAATGTTCCAGTCAAACTAGAGCGCACCCAAAACGAAATAATTATTGATTGCGCCGATGAAGTCCCCCACATAAGATCTGCAACATTAAACCCTTCGATGTTTTGAAATAATTGTGCGCGAGTGGCTGCTGATGGACTTGCAGATGTAGTGACTGTAATAAGGAATGAATTAGTAAACCCAGATGGGGCGGTTGTAGATTGCTGTGCAGAAAAAGACATTGAGCCGTTTTCAAACATACCCCACCGGTCTATAATATATGAAGCAGCTCCCGCCCCGGCATTACTTACACTCGCCCCAGCATTCCTTTGGTCAATCCGCATATCGCCGTTGATGATGCGGTTCCTAAAACCCATGCTATTAACAGCAGAGATGTTGTTTCCCGCTACAGCAAACGATCCGCTAACAGCTGCTGTGCCCGATACATCCAGCTTTGCTGTCGGGCTTGTTGTCCCCAAACCAAGATTCCCAGACGAATCAAACCTCGCGGCCTCCACCCCGCCCTCAGAAAAGGCAATCGTGTCAGCAGCAGGGAAGAAGATGCCGGTGTTGGTGTCGCCAGTGGTCGTGATAGCAGGAGCGCCAGCAGTGCCTGCAGTGTGGGTCACTGCAGAGCCGGGATTAGTGCCTAACTCGACAACAGTACCAGAGGCATTCTCCGTGTACAGGCGCTTATCAGTCACGTTAACAGCTAATTCACCTTGAACTAACTGTGCATTGGTAGGTACAGAACTAGCTGTAGAACTGTTTTTAGTAATTAAAGTTGCCATGATTAATAAGTGCCTCCGTCAATCGTGGAAGTCCATGAAGTGTCATAATCTGTTGCTGAATTCTTAATCAGGAAAGTACCTGAAGCACCTCCTATCGCTACTCCGGGGCCTGTGGCTCCAGTGGCTCCTGTAGCACCAGTTGCCCCTGTAGCTCCGGTAGGACCTTGTATACCTTGAGGCCCTTGTGGGCCAGTATCTCCGGTGTCGCCCTTAGGACCTTGAGGACCTGTAGCTCCGGTAGCACCCGTGGCTCCGGTAGGACCTGTGTCTCCTGTATCTCCCTTAGGTCCTTGAATCCCTTGAGGGCCTTGAGCACCTGTAGCGCCTGTAGCACCAGTAGGGCCGATATCCCCTGTATCGCCTTTGGGTCCTTGAGGACCTGTAGCGCCTGTGGCTCCAGTGGCCCCCGTAGCTCCTGTTGCTCCGGTAGCTCCAGTCGGAATACCGAAAGAGATGGTTGTAGTTCCTGAATTATAAGCTACAGTAGCCGATGCGCCGGGGCTGAGCGTAGAGGCCGCTACCTGCAGAGCATTACCAAAGTTAAGAGTGGCATCCCTTGCAGCCTCTGCACTTACTTTAGCAGAATTTGCGCTGGAGGCACTAGAAGCAGCTGCAGAGGCACTAGAGGATGCCGATGATGCGCTAGAGGAAGCACCAGAGGCACTAGAGGACGCTGCAGATGCACTAGATGATGCTGCCGAAGCACTTGCCGATGCTGCGGAGGCACTCGATGAAGCATTAGATGCCGAAGTAGAAGCATTGGATGCACTGGTAGCTGCTGAAGTAGCTGAAGCAGCAGCCTCAGCAGCCTTTAGAGTTGCTAGAACGGCTTGGCTTGCTGCATCGTTTGTGGCATCTCCCGCACCTCCCGGCCCACGGTAGATAGACATTCAAATCTCCTTGTTAACGATTTTGTGATGCTTTCCAGTTAGCAAGCGAAGTCTGTAACACATTCCTAACTTGATCCAAAGGCATACCCTGAACATTGGCTATCTCTTGAGGAGTACCTGCCCTACCGTAGATTTCTTGGAAGAGTCCGGGTAAAGCGTTCTTGTAGTCGATAGCTCCACCTAAACCAACACTGCCGTAAGGATCAGATTCCATAGTACCATACTGAGTGCCGGAAACAATCATTGTTTGTCCGGTATTAGCCATCTGGTTTTGTAAATCTTGTCTACGAGCCATACGCTGCTCAGCATCCATGACGTTATATTTCAAACGTAAGAGAGCATCTTCATCCGTTTCACCGGCAAACTTACGGAGCAAAGAAGGATCTGCCACAGCTTGGTTATAAAGATCACCGTAACCAGAAGCCCCTGTCACCTGATAAGCTTGCAAATCTGAGAGCAGTTTTGCCTTGTTAGCGGCAGTCTCTGCAGCGGCACGGTCATACTCTTCTTTGGATGCGAAACCACCATATCCTGCTAGTTCCATACCACCTCCAGCCACGAAAGGCGAAGGTGCAGCAGAAGGCTGTGTTCCCGGAGTCGGAGGAGCAACAGGGACAATCGGCTCAGGCATCGAAGGAGCTTTCCCCGGCCCACCAGTCAGAGGTACGGAAGGAACTGTAGGGGGAGC